TGACACAGACAGGTGGTTTCGTTGATGTTGTGATCCAGATCTTCAAGAAAAATCAGTGGGGTGGTACCAGAGAGATACTAATACTGAGGATGATTGCCAGGATTATAATAAACTTTTTGGAAACCCTCAGCAGACAAATCTGTGAGGCAGATGGCAGAGAAATGCTGACTCAGGGAAAGAACAAGCAGATTTACATGAAGCTGGATCATGATGACATTCTAAGATCATTTCCAAGAGACCACAACCTCTTGATACTGAAGAACTCTGATGACATGACAACTTGGAGTCAAAAGTTTATACCAACCATCTTTCTGCCAATCTTCAAAACGGGGAAACATGATGCTTTGTCCTCCAGTCTATGTGAATCAATATTGATGTCCCACTGTGACAAGAAAGTTGAATTCCCAAGGGAGCTTGTGAAGATGTGGGATAAGTACCCTGACAAGATGCATGACTCACATCTAGACATCCTGAAACAGAATTACCTCAAGACAGGCTGCACCCACCTCCAGCTAACGTCTGATATGGGACAGGGAATACTACACTATTCGAGCTCAGCCTTGGCTCTCTGTTGTGATGACTTTGCATGGGCGCTCTTCGAGAGGTGGAGGGAGGGTCGAAATTTGCCAAGGGCCATAGAGAAAAGGACTAGGTTAAGCTCGGATGACAAAGGGGAGATAATGGCCGTTGATAAGTCTCTCCCCAGTGCTGGTATCCAATACGCGGCTCTGTGTGTCGCGAGTGAGTGGGCGAGAAGGCTCCACTGCATGGAACTGTCTGTAAAAGGGACAAGTGGTCATTTCATTTATGAATTCAACTCAACTTTCATGCTGAACACTATGTCTTTGACTCCCTTAGTGAAGTTCTCATTGGCGGCCTGCTCCGTCATAAAGACAGATTCATTCACGGATGCTGTTTCTGAGAGCTTCTCAAGAATTAGGCAATTGTATGAGAATGGTGCTTGTCTCGAGGATGTGAAGTTCGCTCATGAGTTAAATGCTGAACACTTGGAGAACATATTCGGAAGTTACCCCGGAGGACCCACAGCGCCTGAGATAATACTTGGTGGTTACAGACAAGAGTACCCTTATGATCTTGGTGTTTACCCAATCATGAAGCCTGAGCTATCAGTGTGCCTAGGCCCTGAGTTTTACAACTATCGCGTGAGCAGATCCAAAGAGGGGCTGAGCAACCTCGGTCTGTGCTACGGTGAGAACAAAATAGAAAACCTCGTGGAATACCAGGAGTCACCCGACGAGTTTGCCCATTACTTGTCCTTCTACAAGAAGGAGCCACTTCGCATACCACAGGGTTTCGTTAGCCAGCTGCAGGCGATGAAGAAAAAGGTGGGGTTTGACTTTGACCTATTGAAAGACAAGCTGGCGTTCGACCACCTGTTCACCATTAGGGATGAAGCCGACCCAGAGGAACTAAAGTACAAGATATTCATGAAGCTCATGGGGAGAGGGGCCAGATTAGCCTTTAACAGGACATCAGAGGCTCGTTATGATGGAAGAGCTGGTGCTTGAAGGTCA